CAACATAGTTTTCTTCTTCTAGAGCATCAATATAATAATAGGCTTCTGCTATTAAGTCGGTAATCTTTTCTAGCCTCTCCTTGAGGCTTTCTAGATCGCTCACGAAAATGTCCTCCTAAATGTTAGTAGAACATAACTATGTCGCAGTTTCCGTTTTTACTCCGACGATTGAGTTACTTTATCAAAATGTGGGGGGAATGTCAAGTGATTTTAGTGATGGTGGTGATATTTTTTCTTTTTGTACTTTTTATACTTTTTCTTCTTGTATTTCTTTTTGTAATACTTTTTCTTGTACTTCTTCTTATACTTCTTTTTGTAGTGCGTATGCCCTTTGTATTTATAGGGATGACTATGATAGTGGCTGCTGTGAGTGTGCCAATAGTGGTCATAGTATTCATACACTACATAGTAAGAGGGGTATACGATGTAGTATTCTTCATACTCGTAGTGTGGTTTGTGGGTGGAGTGGGCAAAGGCACATCCTGACAGGAGTGCTAGAAATAAAGTTAAGGTGATAATTCTTTTCATGTTAACCTCCGTTCCTTTATTAGACGGGATTTAGAAAAATTTATTCATCCTTTTCTTCATAAAAATCTTCAGCCTTGCCCAATCGTTGGTCGAACTTCTGAATGACTTCCTCATCCATAACATCGTAAACACGCTGCTTGAAGGCTGGATCTGCCATCTTTTGTTCCCACTTAGAAGGCTGGAACTTCTCTACTTTGCCAGCGCCCATTTCCAAAGAATACCAAGCGCCAGAGGAGGTCATATACTTTGAGCCTTTGATTGCCTCAAACAAACTTTGGTCATCTTGAACGCCGATGTCATCAGTGCCCCACAGAATCTTAAAGTTGCATTGGCGACCTTGGGTTCCAAACCTGCTCTTCTCCAACTTGACTTTGACCTCAGAGCCGATGCGGAAACCACTTTCATCTGTGATGTAAGCAGCCTTAGCTTTACGACCTGTTAGCCAGACACGCAAAGAATATGCGTAGATCATAGCCTTGCCACCGGGAGTGACATATGGAGTGGTCAAAGCCTCCGCTGGTCTGTTGGTAATGTTAGTCTTCAACTGGTTAAGCACCAAGAATGTTGATTGACTATTGGCGATAGGCACAGTCAACTTTGACATTCCTTTAGCCAAGATTCTTGCCTTTACTGCCATGGAAGACTGTGGATTAAAGTCTCCTTCCACATCGGAAATAGCAGGTGTAAGAGCAAGAGAATCCCAGATAAAAAGCATCCGATTTTCATTATTAGCCAAAAGGTCTTCGATAGTTTCGAGTACAAACTCAACAGACTGAGCTTGAACATATAAAAGAGTACTGACATCACATCCTGCCTTTTCTAGGAACGCAGGATCAATGGCAGACTCAGAATCAAAATAAACTACATCAATGCCTTTTTTCTGAGCGTTGGCTGCGACTTGCGCTGCCAAGAATGATTTACCAGTTGCTTCAAGACCTGCAATCTCCGTTACTTTACCAACTGGAATACCAGCCAACTTTCCTTTACAAATAATAGAATCTAGCCACCTAGACCCTGTGGGAATCCAATCCGTAACTTCGGTTGGGTTTTCCTCGTTTAGGTTGTGTGCTACAGTCATACCCGCTCGCTTGTTAATCAGCTTACGCATATCAGCCATAGACAACTTTCCTGTTTTTGCCATAGTATCTCCTTAAAAAGAAGGGGGGCGTGAGCCCCCCATTGTTAGCCTGCCAGTTCTTTGAGAGCGGCCTCAACATCGTTTGATGCTTCAGTCTTTGAAGCATACTTTGTTGTCTCAGAGGAAGCTTCCTCCGCATCAGCATTCGAGTTGAGGAACTCATCAAGGATGCCTTGCACACCCTCAGTGGACTTGCGCTCAAAAAGCGTGTCAAGGTCAGGGACAGTTGCGACAATCTCTTGGCATGCTTCGTCACCATCTTCGCATAGTGGGGAGGATTTACGCCGTGGCTGTACCTTTGTCTGAGGATACATCATGCCGGGAGCCTTTCCGTATGAAAGAACAAGGTCAGTTCCTTCTCCGGGGTCGGTAATGTCGCCGTAGTCTGGGTTGAGAACCAAACTAAGGAGGGTTTCGTATACGGTCTTTCCGTACCCCCAAACCTTAACGCCTTCTGATTCTTGTCCACGAACAAGGACAGGCGAAAAGAAGCGCTGGCGAGCAAAGAGGCTTTTTGCTTGCTGGATGCTCTCTTGTGACCCCTCGTTGAAGAGTTTGGTCGCAAAATTACAAACAGGGCAATCGTCCCCAAAGTTGCGCTTCGGACAAAGGAAACCAGAGTTGGCTCCTAGATTATAGTGGAAGTGATGCTCCTTGAAAGGATCTTCGTCTGGTGATGGGAGAATACGAATTACATTCTCGCCATCTTGTGGACGCCAGAAGTCAGACTTCTTTCCGCCCTTTCCTTGAGCAGCAGCAAGTTTTTGTTTCATTTTATCAAGATTGATAGCCATTTTTTCTCCTTCTAAAAGTTATACACACACTATAGGTTATCTAAAAACAAAAGTCAAGAACTTTTTTTATTTTGTATTTCTGATGTACTTGAAATGAAATAAGCGTATTTGTCTGAGTATTGTGTAGAGAATACTCCGTAAGATACTTTTGTATCTTTTTCTTGTGGCGTATCTTTTACCTGTGTCATAATCTTATTCATCAAAGTCTTATCAGTTTTTAGTTCCGTTTCAGGAATGGCGTAATAATAGCGCTTTTCTTTTACATTGTCAAGAGAAAAAAATGGGCTCTCCTCACCTGTTTCTGGATTTAATATGCCAAAAGTTGAAATGCGGCAGGTTTCTTTTGGGCTAGATAATGTTCCCACTACTGGCTCAGTGTGGCTGAACACATTTATCATGTGGATGGTTGCAACAATAACCTCGTTTAAACTATCGTAATATCCCATGATTGGTGCTCCACCCAAGATTTTATCTATCTGCTGGTTATCAATAGCGTAAAACTGCTTAAAAACGCCAGATCTGGCATATTGCTGGAGAGCGCCGAAGACTAGATTTGTTTGGAGGCGGCGGGTTTCAGAAAGCGTATCGACATCTGGGTGGATATAAAGCACACTCACATCGCCCCTGCCATGGAGTTGCTGCAAGATTCTCAGAGATGCCCCAGATATAATGCTAGCTCCAGACACAACAAACAAGATATCACCGCTTACATTTGCTAAGTGATTGCTGATGTCTGGGAATTTTTCTTCGTACTTTTCTGGGTGCTCTTCCTTCGGAACACGGATTGTTGCATCAGGCTCGTGGTCTATTGTGGTTATCTTATATTGTGGGTGCTTGGAAAATGCTTTTGTTAATTTATATCCAACACTGCCAAGTCCTATTAGTATATCCATAAGTCTTTCATCTCTCCAAAATTTCTTCCGCCAGCCGCATTAGTCCTGAACCTGCCGAAAGGAGTGTCCATGAACTCCCAGTACACATCGTTAATAAAGTCACCATCTTCGTCAGCATAGTCTAACACAATGCTATCGTGAATGATAAATGCTATTTTAGTTTTCTTTCCCTCAAGCATTTCCGAAATGACAATAGCTTTATCAAGAATCAAATCACTACAAGTACTTTGAATTATGTAGTTGAGGGCATGATATTCATCAGATGGAATTTTGCGATGATATGTTGTGTCTACCTCTGCGCCATCCCAGTATTCTTTTTTTATAGCTTCTCGGTCATAAAGTTTAGAAAGAACTTCATCCTTGGCATTTGGGTTATAAAGCCATGAAAAGATGCGCTTTTTGGCTTCATCTCGGGTTATATCGCCGCCAAACAACTCAAGAGCATTATATTCGTGCAAATCTATCGGGGGCTGCTTCTCCCCAAGCAATCCCAAAAGAACTCTTAGTTCTGCTGCATTGTAGTCCAATTCAACAAACCAGTCATTGGTTGGTTTGAGAATCTTTCTAAATTTCTTATCCATAGTTAAAATGGGGAAAGAATGTTTCTGAGTTGTAAGTCTGCCTGTTTTTGTACCGAAAGGATTGTATTTTATGTAAGGCTCAATTCTGTGAATTTTCTTATAGAATTCTTTGGTGCGGGTATCCGCCAAATCATTGTTAAGGACAGACAGATCAATGTTAAGTTTTTGATATTTAATATCTGTGACAAGGCTTGTAATCTTGACCATGTTTTCATAGTTGGATGGCTTTTCATATGTATCAAAAACATGCTGTGTAATCTTGTCCTTGAGCATGCAAAACTCTTTTAGAAAACCTTCGGGAACAAGATCAAAAAAACAATGATCTTGCATAGAGATCTTTGCTATAGCAAAAGATTTATAGAATGCCTTAAGTTTTGACCAGATACGGTCGTAATCTCCCCTAAGTTCATCAGGGCAGACTTCGCCCAATGATTTTCCTTGGCAAAGGATATTGGCGTATTCCACCTCGAAATCCTTAAGGAAAGATGAATACTTCCATGTGCGTGTAATTTGTTGTGGTAGGTCTTTGTGAATTTCTCCGTCAGCGTAGATGCCGACGCACTTTTCTTTTTCGTCTAGGGCTTGGAATAACAATGCTGACCTTTAGTAATATTGTTTAAGGTAATCGTTAATGTACCTCATCGCTCTAAGGTTGTCAACAGAAAAATAATAATCCTCCATTTTTTTGATTGCGGATGTAACATGTGCATTGGAAATTTTTGCCCCTACCTCTTTTAATCTTATATTAAAGTATAACTTATACCAAAAAACATCATTATACATTTCAGATACTGTTTTGTAATCAACAAAATCTCTTGTTACCGTACTAATATTATTCTTTTGCCCATGCATAATTGTTACAAAATTTCCATTCATGCACACGCTAGATACTACCGTGGCTGGGTTGCTTGAAACAAAAGTGTTGTACATATCAATAAGATAATATTTTAAAGTCTCTATATCAATATAAGATGTTCTATAAAAATATACATCATAAACATCGCTTACTTTTAAAAAGCTGTTGTCAGCAAGGGATAAATTATGTATATGTGCAGTGTTTCTATATTGGGGGTCATCGGAGAAAAGGATGCCTCCAGTTCCTTTTATAAAATGTTGTGATTGCATTAGTTGACCATTTTTTATTTCGTGAATATGGTTGGGCACATTTACTTGCCCATCGTATTGCACATCGCTTGTATAGCCGTTTAAGTTTTCATCGAGGTTGTATGTATGAAAATGATCAGCAGCGGCATTACCAAAAGTCCCTTGAGTTGTAGCATTTGGGTTTATAATTTGAACTCTATCCAAAATATATGGATATAATTTTGGAGAATTTAAATTAGCTATCAGTCTCCACGGAACATGATAATCAAGCATAAATCCAAATTGTGCAGCTGCAAGCGAAAAGGTTTCAAAGTTTTTGCTATTTACAAATTTATTATATTTATTGCTGTAC